CACCAACAGCACGGCGACTGCTACCGCTGGCGGTGCGGCTTACGGAACGGGCACAGCCTACGCGGTTACTGCGGTAGGCACAGCGGGTCAAGTATTGACTTCAGCCGGCGCCAGTGCCCCTGCATGGGGTGGTATTAACGGAGGTACATTCTGATGATTGAAGAATTAGTTGCCAAGATGTTCAAGAGCCGCAACTCTGCGCACTTGAGCCACTGGAAAACAAAGTCCTACGCCGAGCACAAGGCGCTGGGTTCGTATTATGATGACATCATTGATTCGCTCGACAGCTTTGTAGAGGCCTACCAAGGCACTTTTGGTATCATCGGCGATGTGCCCGGCGACACCGACAACATCATCAAGCTGATCCGCGAAGATTTGGTTTGGATAAACGACAACCGCGAAGAAATATGTCGAAATGTGCCGGCCCTTGAAAATATAATCGACGAGTTGGCTGGCATTCACATGAAAACGCTCTACAAATTAGAAAATCTGAGGTAACACTATGTCGCAGACCGGCTATACCCCAATTCAGCTGTACCGCACAACCACAGCAGCGGCTGCGCCTGTATCCGGCAATTTGGCCGCTGGTGAGCTGGCAATTAACATTGCTGACACGGACATGGCACTGTATGCCAAGAACAACACCGGCACCGTTAAGCGCATGATGAACAACCCAGCCGGCTTGAAATATCCGACAGCTGACGGCACTAGCGGGCAGTTGATGTCAACAGATGGTGCGGGCACCATTACCTTCACCACCCCTGCGGCATCTGGCGCTACGAAAGGTCAGGCTATCGCTTTCTCGATGATCTTTGGGCTTTAGGACATGGAACTGACACAAGACGAAGTTCTGAAAATGTTTGACTATCAAGAAGATGGCCATCTTGTCCGTCGCCTTTCAACTAGCGGTAACGGTAACTATGCCGGACGAGTTATAGGTACTAAGCCAGACGGCACTAGATCAAAACGATATAGCCAAACAAAATTGCGCGGCCAAAATGTTTCAGTGCATAAAGTTATATATTTGTATCATCATGGGATAATGCCGGAACAGGTTGATCACATAAATGGCAATAGCTCGGATAACAGAATAGAAAATTTGCGTATCGCTAATGCGGCACAAAACGCTCAAAATAGATCTTTGTTTTCTAACAATAAGTCAGGGTGCAAAGGTGTTATATGGCATAAAGCCATAAAAAAATGGCAGTCGTATGTGTCATTTAACAAACAAATGAAACATCTCGGATATTTTGTAGACAAAGAACTAGCGGAACTGGTTGCTGTTGAGGCTAGAAATCTTTACCACGGCGATTTCGCCAAACACGCTTAAGGAGAAATACTGTGAGCTCCCCGAACATTGTAAACGTAACAAGCATTGTAGGTACTACCACCTACTACACCCCCAGCGGTACGACTGCTGTTGTCCTCTTGGCCAACGCTGCAGCAAGCGGCACCGTGATGAAGATCAACCAGATCGTGGCTGCCAACGTCAACGGCTCTTCGGCGGTCAACGCAACGGTGAGCATCTACAGCAACGGCGCTGTGGCTCAAGGCTCGGCACCGTCCGGCGGCACGGCTTACCCCGTGTGCTCGGTCATCTCGGTTCCGTCGAACGCATCGCTGATCGTGACTGACAAGACCACCGCAATATACCTGATGGAAGGCACGTCGATATCCGTCACCTCTGGCACTGCGAGCGGGATTACGTACTCGGTGTCTTATGAGCTGATATCTTGATTTTAGGAGTAACCCATGTCACTCCGCTATAAGGCTGCGATTATCAAGCCGGGGTTTAATCCTCTGGGTGTTCAGACGAGTACAGTTTTATATAACTTGTATGGCTGGGGTGCTGGCGGGAGTGGTCAGCTTGGTCTCGGTAACGCTATTAACTATTCAAGCCCAGTCCAAGTCGGCGCGCTTACTACGTGGTCAAACCTAGCCGCCGGCAACGTGTTTTCCATCGCCACCAAAACCGACGGCACTCTTTGGGCGTGGGGCGCTGGTAACAACGGTCAGCTTGGTCAAAACGATGTAGTTAACCGTTCCTCACCCGTTCAGGTCGGCGCGCTTACCGCATGGGCAAGTGTAGCTTCGGGAACGGCGCTCTCTGTTGCCACCAAAACCAACGGCACTCTTTGGACGTGGGGAAATAATACTTCCGGCCAGCTTGGTGACAATACGACATATAATCGTTCCTCACCCGTTCAAGTCGGCGCTCTGACTACGTGGTCTAAAATAAGTACCGGGCAAAGCTCGCAGGTTTTAGCTATTAAAACCAACGGCACTCTTTGGGCGTGGGGCAACAACAGCCAAGGGCAGCTCGGCCTAAACGATGCAGGCGCATATGCTCTTCGCTCAAGCCCTACACAGGTCGGCGCGCTTACCACATGGTTAAATGTAGTAAGCAATAATTACCAAACTATGGCCACCAAAACCGACGGTACTCTCTGGATATGGGGATTTAACAACCAAGGGCAGCTTGGCTTGGGGGATACGGTTTCTCGCTCTTCGCCAACCCAAGTCGGCGCGCTTACCACATGGTTAAATGTAGCGTCTGGCTGGTACCATTCCGTCGCAATTAAGACTGACGGCACCCTTTGGACTTGGGGCCAAAATAACAACGGCCAACTTGGTTTGAACACCGTACTTTCCAACTCGTCACCCGTGCAGATAGGCGCCCTTACGACGTGGTCTAAAATAAGTGCTCAATATTACGGCACTGCGGTTATTAAAACCGATGGAACATTATGGGTATGGGGGAGTAACGCCTCAGGCCAGCTCGGCCAAGGAAATGTAGCTAACCGCTCTTCTCCCGTGCAAGTTGGCGCCTCTACTACATGGATAAGTATATCCGCTGGCATTACCGCAACCATCGCCCTAGGATAACGAAATGGCCCAAATAATCGTATCAGGTGTTCGTTACTCAGGCGTGTGGTCACTGCAAGCCCAGATGCAGGCTGTTGCTGCGGGGACGTGGCCGGGGCTTCCGGCGTTGTATACGTGGGGCAATAACAGCTCAGGCCAGCTAGGCCAAGGGGATGTAGTTTACCGCTCCTCTCCGACCCAAGTAGGTAACGGGAACACGTGGCTAAACATAGCCGGTGGCGCTTATCACACCATCGCCACTAAAACCGACGGCACTCTTTGGGCGTGGGGCAATAACACCTATGGCCAGCTCGGCCAAGGAGATGTAGTTCTCTGCTCCTCACCAGTACAAGTTGGCGCTCTTACTACGTGGTCTAATATAGCCGGTGGCTACTACCACACCATCGCCACTAAAACCAACGGTACGCTTTGGACATGGGGTTATAACGGACAAAGCCAGCTCGGCCAAGGAGATGGAGTTCTCCGCTCCTCACCAGTACAAGTTGGCGCTCTTACTACGTGGCTAAACATAGCTGCTGGCGCTTATCACACCATCGCCACTAAAACCGACGGTACGCTTTGGACATGGGGTTATAATAACAGCGGCCAGCTTGGTTTGGGGGATGTAGTTCTCCGCTCCTCACCAGTACAAGTTGGCGCTCTTACTACGTGGTCTAAAATAGCTGCTGGCGCTTATCACACCATCGCCACTAAAACCGACGGCACTCTTTGGGTGTGGGGCAGGAATCAGTTTGGCCAGCTCGGCCAAGGAGATGTAGTTCTCTGCTCCTCCCCGGTACAAGTTGGCGCTCTCACTACGTGGTCTAATATAGCCGGTGGCTTCAACCACACCATCGCCACTAAAACCAACGGTACGCTTTGGACATGGGGTTATAACGGACAAGGCCAGCTCGGCCAAGGGGATGTAGTTTACCGTTCCTCCCCCGTACAGGTCGGCGCTCTGACTACGTGGTCAAATATAGCCGGTGGCAGCTTCCACACCATCGCCACTAAAACCGATGGCACTCTTTGGGCATGGGGTAATGACAACAAAGGCCAATTAGGGTTGGGGGATGTAATTTTGCGATCTAGTCCGGTTCAAGTTGGTACCATTGCTACGTGGACTAAAGTAGCGGCAAGCAATAGCGATTCTATTGCCCTAGGCAAAACATCATGAAGAACATTTATTTCCTTTCAGGACTCCCCCGTTCCGGCTCCACCGTCCTTGCAGCTATCTTGAGCCAGCATCCGTCGGTGCATACCACTGCCACCTCGGGCTTGCTTGACATGCTGGTGGGTACACTGCGTGCGTGGTCTGACTCCATGTCGGTACACGCCTCCCCAGACAAAGAAGCCTCTGAGTTGGAAGTACAACGCATCTTGCGCAACATCTGTGACACCAAGTACGCAAACACTGACAAGCCCGTCATCCTCGACAAAGCCCGTGGCTGGGCGTCCGACATCAACATCCGGACTATGGCCAAGGTGCTAGGTCACAAGCCCAAGATCATCGCTACTGTGCGTAATATCCCTGACTGTGTAGCGTCGATGGTGCGCATTGCCAAGCCCGATAACCTAGACTCGTTCCTGCGGGATTCGGAGCTGGTTGGCCACATCAAGGAGTCGTATCAGGTGCTGGAGTCTGGCTATCGCTTTGCCCCTGAGTGCATCCTGTTCGTAGACTACGACGACCTGCTCAATGACCCACAAAAACAACTGAACCGGGTGCACGAGTTCTTGGGCGTAGAAGCCCACGACTACGATCTGTCTGCCATCAACGCTGACCACCTGAAAGAGAACGACAAGGAGATCTGGAAGGTCGAAGGCTTGCACGACATCAAGCCGCAACTGCAACGTCAACACACTACTACTGCCGAAGACATACTGAGCGTGTTCTATCCTCAGTACCAGCAGCCTCGGTTCTGGTTGGGCGAACAGGCAGGAGTAAGACCTCTCCACGACCTCGACCTGCAACTGACCGCCGGACTCATGGGTAATTTCAAAGAAGGCTGGCGCATAGCCCAGAAGCTGGAGAAAGACGAGCCGTGGAACCACAGAGCGGCGTTTAACCGTGGCTGGTACCAGTTGTGGCAGGGTAACTTGCTGGAAGGCGAGAAGCTGCTGTACCGAGGCAGGATTGAGGGCGTATTTGGTAACCCTGTCCCAAACTCTCCAGTCTCGATATGGGACGGCGTCACGAAGGGTACTGTCTTGCTCAACCTTGAAGGCGGGCTAGGCGACCAGATACACGGCGTCCGGTACGTGAAAGACATCATTGCTCGCGGCTGCGACGTCATCATAGCCTGTCACGGTTCGCTGGCAGGTTTGTTCCGCAAAGTTGAAGGCGTGAAGGCAGTCATCCAGCACGAGGCTGTCTTCGGTGTCGTGCATGACTTCTGGGTGCCTTCCATGTCTGCGGCGATGATTCTGGGGCTTGAGTACAGCGACGTTAGCGGTGAAGCCTACATCCCACGACCTGAAGTTGCGCCCCATAACGGGATGCGCATTGGACTCCGCTGGCAGGGCAGCAAGGCCTTTGAACACGAACAACACAGACTATTCCCCAGCCAGTTGCTGTTCAACGCGGTGAAAGGTGTAGACGCCGAGGTGATAAGCCTGCAGCGTGACGCTGGCGCCGAGGACACCCCGAACTGGGTTAAACCTGTACCGCTTGACCACTGGGAACAGACTGCGGCGGCTATTGCCTCCTGTGACTTAGTGATAACATCTTGCACGTCGGTGGCTCACTTGAGTGCGGCGATGGGTGTACCTACTTGGATCATTGTCCCAGTGTTGCCTTACTACTTGTGGGCGGTGCCGGGGCCGGAAACAGTTTGGTACGACGAAGTCACTCTGTTCAGGCAGACAAGTTTCGACGACTGGCGTGACCCCATTAGCAAGATCAACGCAAGACTTAACGAGCTTAAAAAACTTTCAGCATAGGAGCTAAAGATGGAAACTATTAATACTGGGTTGTGGGTACGGGTTGCAGACGGTAAAGTCATCGCTGTGTGGGACACCATGCCGCCGATTCAAGTAGAGTCAGGCTGGCACGAAGCGATTGAAGTTATGCCAGACTGCGCACCGGGCCGCGAGTACCGCACTGACCACTACTTTGACCTGTCTGCGGATCCTGTTCGGATCGTGTACAACAAAGCCTCTTTGACCCCCGAAGACCGCAAGGGTGGCTTGATTGCTGCCGCCAACCAAGCGTTCCAGCAAGTGGTACAGGGCGAAATCAAAAAGCAGACCGACGAATTTCCAGATACTCAGTACGACGCTGCGGTTGTAGACGCCGCTCGGGTAGTGTTTGAAGCGCGTAGACATGCTATTAACGCTGCGGTTACACACGAAGACGTAGACGCGCTGTAAGGAGTTCAGATGAGCAAGAGATACCCCGGCGGTGTTGTTAGTGCCACTGCGCCTGTAGTGGTTGGCCCCGTTGATGGGGAGGGCGGCACTGCGCCCGGTATCTGGACTCTGGATCAGGCTGAGGACTACATTGCTCAGGGGTTGTGGCCCAAGCCGCTTATAGCAGGGGCTTTTTGGTCTTGGGGTTATAACGCCGGGGGCACGTTGGGACAAAACAATATTATTGCTCTGTCTTCCCCCGTCCAAGTCGGCGCGCTCACCACATGGTCTAAAATATCTTGCGGCACCGGTGCGCAAACTGCCATTGCCATAAAAACCGATGGCACCCTATGGTCATGGGGCGATAACGCCGGGGGCCAGCTTGGTCTAGGAGATAAAGTTAACCGCTCCTCACCTGTACAAGTCGGCGCTCTCACCACATGGTCTAAAATAACTAATGGCTCTGCCCACACCATCGCCATTAAAGCCAACGGCACCCTCTGGACGTGGGGGTCTAACGTTCAAGGCCAGCTTGGCCAAAACATTAATTATTTGACTGATATTTCCAGCCCCGTCCAAGTCGGCGCTCTTACAACATGGTCTAAAATAGCCGCTGGATATTTAATGAGCGGTGCCATAAAAACCGACGGAAGTCTGTGGACATGGGGACAGAATAACGCGGGAAATCTTGGCCTAAACGATATAATTTACCGCTCTTCGCCTGTACAAGTTGGCGCGCTAACTACGTGGTCAAGCATAGCCGCTGGCTACTACCATATGGTCGCCACTAAAACCGACGGAACTCTTTGGGCGTTCGGAACAAACGCTGGAGGCCAGCTTGGCCTAAACGATATAATTTACCGCTCTTCGCCTGTACAAGTTGGCGCGTTGACCACGTGGTCTAAAATAAACTGTGGCCTTTTTTCTACCGTTTCCATTAAAACCGACGGAACTCTCTGGACGTGGGGCAATAATTCGCAAGGTTGTCTTGGCTTGGGGAATATAGTTAACCGTTCCTCCCCAACCCAAGTCGGCGCATTCTCTACATGGTTAAATGTAACTGCTGGTTCTTATTTCACCGCTGCCACCAAAACTGACGGCACCCTTTGGATATGGGGCCAGAACAGCTCAGGCCAGCTTGGTCTTGGGGATAAAATCCTCCGCTCGTCCCCCGTACAAGTTGGCGCCCTCACTACGTGGTTAAAAATAGCCGGTGGCGATGGTTCTTTAATTGCCTTAAAATCATAATGAAATCCCTATCCTTCTCCTACAACACCACCGTAGACGCGGCCTACATTATCCGCGTAGCAGGCCACGACAGCTCTGAAGAACAAGCGGCACGTTGCTTGGAGTCGTGTGAAAAGGTAGGTCAGACCGCTGAATACTGGGACGCCTACAACGGCATAGGCGAGACACTCACCGCGCCTGCCCACCACAGCGGCATCATGAAGATGCTCAAGGTAACTGACCACTACCTGACCCGTGGAGAAGTAGCCTGCGCCCTGTCCCACATAAGCCTGTGGGCCAAGTGTGTCGAAGAAGACAAGCCGCTGATTGTGTTGGAGCACGACGCCGTTATGACCAAGGCTTACACGCAGCACATGGTGTACAACTCCATTTGCTACTTGGGGTCACACGAGCAGGCAACGCAAGGATGGGGCGTGTACCCGACTCCTCCACACGCCTCGGAAGGCCCGAACTACCACTTCATGTGCCGTGCCCACGCTTACGCGATTGACCCTGCGGTGGCTAAGAATATGCTGGCCCACGTGTTGAAGTATGGGCTATGCTCTTCACTGGACATGATGTTGCGTGCCGACATATTCCCGATCCACCAGATGGGCGTGTATGCGCACGACACACGGATTGCCGAAACTACAATACTGGGCCGGTCAAAGGTTGGCCGCACAACAGAGCGAAACGACGATCTGAAAGTATGATCTACTGTAATTTCCCCAAGCTGCTTCAACCGTTTTACTGTGAAAACATTGTCCGGGTAGGCAAAGACCATGACGGCGGCTACCTCGTCAACAGGCTTGACGTCTTGAAGTCGACTAAGCTGCTGAGTTTTGGCATTGGCAACGACAGCTCGTTCGAGACCGACTTCCTTGCGCTGGCCAACTGCCCGCTGGAAGCCTACGACGACGCTGAGACCACGCTGGATCTGTTTGCCGGCCAACATACTTTCCACGCTGAAATGATCACCAAAGACAACATAGGCAAGATTCTGGGTGCTGAGTCTGGCGGGCTGTTCCTGAAGTGTGACATCGAGGGCGGTGAGTACGAGATACTGGACGAGCTGATCCGCAATTCCCGCAAGCTGTCTGGGCTGGTGATGGAGTTTCATTCTTTGCATCTGCCACAGTACGCCAATGATCTGGTCGACTTCGTCAGCAAGATCGGGCTGCGGCTGATACACATCCACGCCAACAACTACGCCTACCAGCAAGGCCCAAATTTCATCATGCCTACGGTGGTCGAGGTGACGTTCAGTTCCTCCGATAATCTGGAGCTGCGCCGGGATATCGCCTCGCCGCACCCGCTTGACCAGCCGAACAATCCAGACGAACCCCAGTTTGCGTTTAAGTTCATATGATCCCCAAGAAGATCCACCTATCTTGGAAAGACAAGGACTTGCTGGAAAGCAAAAGCGAGCTGGTGCAGCTTGGTGTCAAGCAGCTTGCCGCGCTTAACCCTGACTGGGAAATGGTTATCAGCACGGACGACGAGGTAGACCAGTACCTGTCAGGTAAGTTGCAGGCCGAAGACTACGCGCTCATTGCCGGCTGCCACATCGTGCAAAAGACTGACCTCTGGCGGCTGATAAAGCTGCACGAAGAAGGCGGCCTGTATGTGGACATAGATCGGTTCTGCAACGTGAGGCTGGACGACCTGATGGACGTAGACACCAAGTGGGTGCTGCCCACGTACCGGGACGTCGACTTTTCCCACGACTTCATGATGACGGCGCCCGGCAACCCCGCGTTTTACGCCGCTGTCAGCCTCTACCTGCAACGCTTGAAAGAGGGCCATAGGAGCGTGTACTTCCTTGGGCCGCAGACCTACATGCACGCTGTGACGCTGATACTGACCGGCGAGATGGTGCAGCCCGACCCCGGAATAGACAAATTTAACGAAATTCGTGGCATTATTGGTGAATCTAAGTTCATCAAGACCTTTCGCGAAGACCCGCCGCATGAGACTATATTGTATAGAAACGGTGACACAGCGTTAGATTTGGAGCGGCTGAAGCGGGAATTCTATGCAGATTCTGGACTCCGGCATTGGACTGGCGAATGGTAGGCAAAATCATTGGCCTATTGTAACCAAGTGTAACACGGTATAATCTTCAGAAGGAACACGGCATGGACTACCAAGTGCTATTCAATATCTCGGTCGCAATCGCAGCATTTTTCGGTGGCTGGACGCTGAACCGCATCTATACTGCTATTGACCGCCTTGACGGGGACGTTAGGAATATGCCAATAAACTACGTCAGCAAAGAAGATTACCGGGACGACATCAAGGACATGAATCGCAAGTTGGACAAGATTTCTGATCTGCTGCAAACCAAGGTAGACAAGGTATAAACATGGCTACACCGAGTGAAGTCAAGGGAAAGCTGACGTTTGCCGTAACGCTGATGGTGTCTGCCACGCTATGCATATCGGTGCTGTTGATGGTCGTCGCGCTCGTGACCGGCTTGTGGTTTCAAGAAATAGACAACGGCGAGATATTTAAGCTCATCAGTCCTGCATTTCAGACTATCGTTGGCGGCTTTATCGGGCTGCTTGCCGGGGTAAAACTCAGCCACGATGATAATTCAAAATAAGGTAGCAGCATGATCATTTTACACAAGCGCACATATCAGACTGACAAAACCATTGGCGTCATACAAATCAATGATAAAACGCTAGGTATTACGCTTGAAGACATTGGCCGTCCGGCGGGCATCAAAATACCAAAGGAAACATGCATACCAGAGGGCGAGTACCACGTTGCGATAACGATGTCTACCCGGTTCGGTCGGGAGATGTTGCTGCTCTACTCCAACGAAAAAGACCGTAGCTGTGACCTCACGGGCTGTGTATTCACCGGCATCCGTGTGCACAAGGGTATTAAAACCGAGCAAACTGAAGGCTGCGTGCTTTACCAAGGTGATCTGCCAGCATTTGAAAAACTGGTTTCTGACACCATCGCCAAGGGCGAAAAAGTCTTTTGGGTTATCAGGAGAGCCTAATGTCTGGCATGTCTGACTTCCTTAAATCCGTAGCCCCCACTGTAGCTTCTGCGCTACTTGGACCGTTTGCTGGTGTGGCTGTGGCGGGGCTGGGTCGGGTGTTTGGAGTAGACGGGGCTACCACTGAGTCCATCACTAAGCTCATCCAGCAAGGTTCCGTTACCCCCGAGGCGATGGCCAAGCTGCAGGAGATGGAGGGCGAGTTCCGGGAGCACGAAGCAGAGCGGGGTTACAAATACTCGGAGTTGGAGTTTAAGGACCGTGATTCCGCCCGGCAGGCTAACGTAGCGGGGGGCACACAGCAATACTTGTTTTGGCTTTCGTTGTTCCTACTAGCTGTTTCAGTTGGGGCAGAGCTGTGCGTATTGTTCTATGGCTACCCCAAGGATCGGGTTGACCCGGTGTTAGTAGGCCGTATCCTCGGGCTTCTTGATGCTGTGGCTATACAAATTTTAGGCTACTGGTTCGGCAGCTCGAGTGGCTCCAAACAAAAAACAGAACTACTCAACCAAAAATAGGAAATGATCATGAAAAGAATAGCTGCTGTGTTTTTTACCTTAGTTAGTATGGCTGTCCATGCCGACCCTAACCTTTCAATCTGCCACGGCGAATACGCGCTGTGCGCATCGAGCGCCACCGAACCGACCGGCAAGACAATGGTTGTAGGCACCAAGACTTTTGAAGAGGGCCACGCGGTTTGCCCAGTGATCAAAGGCGAAAGCGTTGCCGACTTTAACCTCACCAACGGATCTTGCGCCCCGCCTAAAGGCGACCATACCGTGTGGAGTCTGTTTGGCACCCCCAGCACTTAC